AGAGAGTTGATAAGCACAACTCGGTAATTGAGCGGACTTACGAGCTTGAAAAGAATATGGCAGTTGTGATGGAGAAAATCGGTGTGGCAAACCACCGAATCCATGACTTAGAACAGGAGGAAAAAGAGGAATGAAGAAGTGGTTAAAAACCGTAGGTATCAGATGCGTTAAGACTATGGCGCAGGCAGCAATTGGAGTCATTGGCTCCTCTGCCATGCTTGCCGAGGTAGACTGGAAGGTGTGCCTATCAACCGTTGTGTTAGCAGGTATCACTTGCATCTTGATGAACGTAAGCCAGATCAAGGAAACGGAGGTATGATATGTTAGCTATGCTTAAAACGTACACAGAAAAGGAAATTGAACAGGCGAAGGTACTGCTTGAAAAGATGCGTGATAACTGCATAAGAAAAGATACTGATGCTTACGATGATCCAGAGCGAGGAAAGAAGAAGAAAGCTCTGGAAATGGCATTGGAAGGGTTGAGAAGATTGCCAAGAGAATTTGGAGAAGGCAGGGAAAAATAAGGAGAAAATATGGTAAGAATCGGGTCTGCGAGAATTGACGAGAGTGGAAAATTGAAGGGCGGACAGCCTGGCGACCAGACAGGGCAGGAAGTGGCGATTGAGCCATGGTATCTGCACGATAAGGGGTGGATAGTCATCCGTGCCAAAGATGCAGCAGTGCGTGAGCGTATCGCACAGTGCATGGAAGCAGCGTGCGCAAATAATAATGTTGGCTATGATCAGTCTACGTCTTGGGATTTGTACGATAAGGCTAAGCAGTACGGATGGGATTGCAGCAAGGTTAACACCCCAGTGGAGACAGACTGTAGCAGCCTTGTACGTGTATGTGTAGCTTTTGCTATTGGCAAGGATGTGCCGTGGTTTTCAACAGCTAATCAGGTGCTTGTACTTGATGCAACAAAGCTTTTTGATGTTATTACAGATACAAGTGTTACCAATCATGATACCGCCCTTAAACGTGGGGATATTCTCTGCACACGCACACAGGGGCACACCGTGGTAGTCCTTGATAACGGATCGGCAGTAAGCGGCAGCACCTCAAAGCCATTAGAGGGCAATACAAGCTTCTGCGGCAAGGGTATCGGAACAGCAGTTGCAAAGACTGCAATGCATATTAGAGACGGAGCAAAAGGCTCTGCAAACTCTCTTGCTATCATCCAAAAGGGAACGGCAGTAGAAGTACTTGAAGTAACCGCTGATTTTTGGTACAAAATCGTGTGGCCAGGTGCATCATGTGGCTACGCATATACTAAGGGCGGTGAAGTGTACTACGATTACACAGCCATTAAGTCTACAGCTATCAACGTGGGCGATACGGTATACTTTTTTGGTGGAGCGCAGTATATCTCCGCATGGGCTACAACACCAGTAGCAGCAAAAGCAGGACACGCAAAAGTTACGCAGCTTTGCGCAACTGGCAAGCATAACTATCATATTGTAGGCGATGGTGTCTACGGTTGGGTAGATGGAAACACGCTGAAAAAGGAGTAAGTATGGATGCAAAGAGAATGCTTTTGAAGGATGCGATTGAAACAGCAATCCGCACTGAACGGCAGCTAATTCATTGCCGCCTTGCGTTAGTAGTCTCAGCTCTTGCCAATGCTGCCTTGATTGCTTATATAGTAGTGAGGTAGCGTATATGGATAGAGGGCTTGTTAAGGTATTTTGGGGATGCGGTGACAATGGTATAATCGAGTATGCCCTGATGAGGGCGCGACTGAATCGGAAGGAGAAAGAGGCAGTAACTTATCTTCTGGATGAGTGTATGTCTCAAGAGGAAGCAGCGGAAAAGATGTGCGTAAGTACGCGAAGATTTCAAGAGTACTGGTACGCGGCATCTGACAAGCTGCTGTCTCTTCCGTGGCTTGCGGCTTATGCGGAAGAACTGAAAAAATAGCATGGGTGGGGGATTTCCTCCACCTTTTGCGTTGACGTAATGAAAAAATAGTGATATTGTAGAAGGGCAGAAAAGAAAATGGAGGGACACACAATGAGAAAATCTTTGTACGCATTAACCATGGCACTTGCGCTTGCAGTATCTACAGCCCCAGTAATGGCAGAAGAAACAAGCACAGAAGAAGGAGCTGAGATTGCAGCAGACGAGAACACAGTAGAGGGTATCGAAGCAATGATTCAGCAACTTGAAAAGCAGATTGCGGAATTGAAGCAGAAGTTAAAAGAGCTTCGAGGAGAGGATGCAATTCAGGAGGGAGATATCGTATATCAGGACGATATGGTAATCATTACCTACAATGGCATATCTGATGAGTATGGACGATATGATATCATGCTTACTGCCGAGAATTTGACTGATAAAAAAATTCGTGTGCAGACATCTGATACATCAATCAATGGCTACATGACATACCAAATGTTTTCTGTTGGCTTAGAAGCCAATAAAAAATCGAAGGGAACGCTTACTATTGATGACAGTGTAGAGGTTGAAAATATCGAAGATTTGCAGAATGTAGAGACAAAAATTCAAGTATTGGATGATACTACATATGAAGAGCTTCTTCTTACTGACCCAATTACTATCAATTTCAACATTGAAAAATAAAAAAATGAGAGAGCTTGCCAGAAACGGCAGGCTCTTTTTTTATGCGTAAAATCATCGTGCCTGCATCGTGTCTTTTCTCCCCTGCATGTGTGATAATACAGCCATGGAGGGAAGAACGCATGTATAAAAGATATAATCCAAACCCAGTTGCAGCAAGAGTAGGAGATTGCACCGTCAGGGCATTATGCAAGGCTCTTGATCAGGACTGGGACAAGACCTACTTACAACTTTGCGTGCAGGGCTTGCTGATGGCTGATATGCCGTCTGCAAATGCAGTGTGGGGCGCATACCTGCATGACGAAGGTTTTAGGCGAGGTATAGTCTCTGAGGCTTGCCCTATCTGCTATAACGTTGCATCATTTGCGGCAGAACATCCACAAGGGGTGTATGTATTGGCACTGGGAAGCCATGTTGTAACTGTGGTTGATGGTGATTATTATGATACATGGGACTCAGGGCAGGAAATCCCCCTCTACTTTTGGGAAAGGAGTGATGAGAAGTGAGTTACCCCTACTATGGCTATCAAAATTTTGGGCAACCGTATAGCCCACCCGTGCCAGATCAGCTAGCACAGATGAGAATGCAGCAGAGTCCACAAATGCAGGGCTATCAGAATTTTGGGCAACAGCAGCCTCAGCCCTCTGCGGACGACCGTATTTGGGTTCAAGGGCAGAATGCAGCAGAAGCCTATCTTGTAGCTGCTAATGGATTTGTGAGACTGTGGGATAGTAGCCGACAAGTTTTCTACGAGAAACGAGCTGACAGCTCTGGACGACCTTACATGGAAACGTATGAGTATCAGCGCAAGGGTGCGGAATCGCCCAACGTAGGCACGGAGACGCAGAAGCAAGCTGTTGACTACTCAAAAGAGATAAGCGGCTTAAAGCAGCGTTTAGCGGCTCTGGAAGCACACTTTAAGAACGGAGGTAGTGTAGATGCAATTTCAAAATCCAATGCAGATGATACAGCAATTCCAACAGTTTAAAAAAGCATTTACTGGTGATCCCAAAGCAGAGGTTCAGAAGCTTCTTACCTCTGGGAAAATCAATCAGCAACAGCTCAATCAGTTGCAAGCAATGGCGCAACAGTTTCAAGGGTTGTTAAATAGCAATGGTAAGTAAATCACGCAAAATGCGTTGATTATACAAAAAAAACTCAGAAAGGAGAAAAATTTATGAGTTTAACAAGTGAAAGTATGACTCCTGCCGATATCGCAGCCGTAACAGGTAATAACGGTAACGGAATGTGGGGTGATGGTGGTGCATGGTGGATCATCATTCTTTTCCTCTTCGTGTTCTGCGGTTGGGGAAACGGTAACGGATGGGGAAACAACGGAGGTGCAGGCGCGGCTGATAACTACGTTTTAGCAAGCGATTTTGCAACCTTACAGCGACAGATCGACAGCTCTACAGCGTCATTAGAGCGCAAATCCGATGCGATCAACAGTGGACTCTGTGATGGCTTTTACGCGATGAATACCACCGCTTTAAACGGCTTCTCAGGTGTCAACCAGAATCTTAGTAACGGCTTTGCACAGGCTGAATTGTCTCGTGCTAACGGACAGATGGGCTTAATGCAGCAGATGAACGCTAACAACATCACGGCTATGCAGAATGCCAACGCTTTGCAGTCTCAGCTTGCACAGTGCTGCTGCGATAACCGAGAGGCTATCTCTGGTGTGAACTACAACATGGCGATGAATACCAATGCCTTGCAGCACAGTGTAGAATCTGGATTCTGCCAGACGAACTACAACAACGCTTCCAATACGCGCGATATCATCGACAACCAGAACAGCAACGCAAGAGCGATCCTTGATGCACTGAATGCACAGCAGATTGCGGCAAAAGATGCGAAGATTGCCGAGCAGAATCAGCAGATTTTTGGCTTGCAGCTTGCAGCATCTCAGCAGGCACAGAACAATTACTTAGTTCAGACACTTAAACCTGCACCAGTTCCGAGCTTTCCTGCTGGACAGCTCTACGGCTACATGGGTGGCTGCTGCAATCCGTGCAATAGCTGTTCCTGATAGGGGGTGGCGAGTATGGCAGAATATACGTTAACCACACCTACAGCCGTCCCTCTGGGCGGTGCAGTGCCATATACCAACACAATTATCAAGGGTTGCTGTAACATCAAGCATAGAGCAGGTTCAGGGCAGGTGACTGTCAAGGGCGGCACTTGCTGCAACCCTGCAAAGTACCTCGTGTACTTTCACGCCAACGTAACAGGAGTTGCAGGAGCAATTCAGCTTGCGCTGTTTTTGGATGGCGAGAGGCTTCCAGAAACCTTGATGGCTGTTGTTCCTGCCGCTGCGACTGACGTTTGGTCAGTGAGTGCAGAAACTGAATTTTGCGTGGACTGCTGCTGTGGCACAGTCTCAGCAAGAGTAGTAGAGGGTGCAACGGTTACAGTTAATACAGCGGAAATAATCGTGAAAAAGGAGGTGGCATAATGGGAACAATGGAAGATTTAAAACGCATGATTTGCACAGAACTTGAAGAAATCGCCAAAAAGGGTGAAATGTCCGCAGGCGATCTTGATACAGTATACAAGCTCATCGTATCGAAGGAAAAGCTTCTGCGCATTGACGAGCTTGAAGAAAAGCTTGGCTATAGCGAAGACGGCAGAAAATGGAGATACAGCAGAGACGGAGAGCCAGATGGCGGCAGCAGCTATGGACGGCATTATGTGAGGGCACACTACAGCAGAGACGGTAGAGGACGCTACAGCATGGATGAGGGACGCACGATGCTTGCAGATCAGATCAGAGATATGATTGATAACAGTGATCTGAGCCAGAACCAGAAAGGCGCACTCAGAAAGGCAATGGAAGCTTTGCAGGAGTGATGATGGAAAGGGGGTAGAGCGATGCTTGATATGGACGAGATAAAAAGTGAGATTGCACGGCTTGAAAATGGAAATATCACCTTTTCAACTGTGGAAAAGCTTGCTATGCTCTACATAGTGCAAGAGCGCAACTCCCCTATACCAGAACCAGAGCCAGTTGAGATACAGCAAATGCCAAAGTATGCGTATGCAGCCGCACCAACTGCCCCTAAATCTGATTTTTTAGAGGCGGTTGGAAAAGTACCGATAGAAAAAGCCTTAGATGTACTGGATGAGCATATGGAAGCAATAAAGCTGCTATATCCTAAGGAGTACAAGGCTGTGATAAACAAAATATTGGCATAAAAAAGAAGAGGGTAGCAGTTGTGCTTCCCTCTTTCGACTTTTAAAATCTTACCTACAATTCAACAACAATATTGGCTGAATCTTGAATCACTGCACGCTCCAATAGTGCAGCCACATAATCTGGACAACTGCGCTTGCCCTGCTCCCATGATTGCAAGGTGCGTGGTGGGATTCCATACCTTTTGCAAAATTCTTGCTGTGTGTCTCCTAACATCGCTCGCATTTCTCGAATTTCCATTTACTTTTTATCCTGCCTTTCCTTAATATCCTTTGCTTTGTATTCTGATACAATTTCTTTGATTTTCAATTCCCAACCTTGATTTTCTTCCAAAAACTTTCCGAAAATTGCATCTTCGGCAGCTTTTCTTGCAGCCTTAGCGTTTTCAATATCTTTGTAAGCTCCAAGGGAGTATTGCTTGCCCTTAAAAGTAATGTATGCACGATAGCCACCGTGTCTCCCATAAGATACACCATTGATACCAGTTGTAGAGTTAGACCAAATCTTGCCTTCTTGAACTGATTTCGCAGCTGCAAGAGAAGAACCAGAAACCAAGAACTCTTTTCGCATGTCTTGCAAGAAGTTAGCGTTTTTCTTGTGGCATGAAGAACACTGTTTCATCTTCGGCAAGTTAGTTAGATATGCTTCTGTTTCTTGCCCACAAACGGGGCAGATTGCTTTACACATATATACCTTGTAGCCATTCATTTCTCGTTGCCATACATCTAGCACTTTAAAACCATTTATTGTGCTGCCAATCTTGCTTTTTGCTTTCTTAGCAGAGTTCTCAGATGTTTTCTTTGCAGCCTTCTTGGCTGATTCCTCTTTGAATAGGCAACCGCAAGATAATGTGAGTCCTCTGGTTAAATTCCACTTGTACACATCTTTAACAGTTCCACATGCGCATTTGCAAGTGTAGTAGTTGGGTTTGGAAGAAGGGGCTATTACTTCCCAACTTCCAAATCTATCACCTGCTTGAAGATTATGCTTACTGCTCATAAGCCTTTAGCTCCTCACAGATTTCCTCAGCCTCCTCCTCAGTAAGTTCATACTCAGTCATAAGCTCTTCCTTGTCAGTGCTTCTCCAACCACCATCAAATAAAGCTGCTGCATCATACTGATTGTTCATTGTCTCGTTTCTCATTTCCTTTTACCTTAACCACTCTTTGTGGTTTCCTTTCTTTGTTATGTCTATATAATATCATACAATGTATGACTTGTATAGCGATAAATATATCATGTATTGTGTGATATATTGATATTATTTAATATTTTATTGCTATTATGTTACCATGACATCTGACAAGGTGACATAATAGCAAAAAGTAAGTACAAAAAAATTGCACAAAAATTTAAACAAAGTACACCTTGTCGACTGAGTGACGCTTGATCTCGATTCTCCTCACAACTCTGTGCCAGAAATCTCGCTTTCCCTGCCTTGATAGCTGCTCGTAAATTTCCTTCCAGTTATCTGGCATCTGGCTGACTGGTAGCGCAGGTGCTGCCAAACTCTCAAGCTCCGCAAGCTGTGCTTTCAGCTCTTTTGTCTTTTCAAGATACTCAGCACGGCTCATATCACCATCAAGGTATATATCTTTCAGCCGTTCCAATCTCCCCTTGATCTTCTCAATTTTTCCCTCGGTGCTTTTTGCTTTCGCTGCAAGCTTCTGAACGCTTGCGTTATAATCTACAATCAATTCTTCCAGATGATCTATCATGTAGCTTTCCAAATTGTGTTCCATGATGAATGCAGCGTTTTTGCATTCTCCTCTCCGCACGGTTCTCATACGGCATTGATAGTATAGCTTTTCCTTTGGTTTGCCGTAGCTTGTATAGCAAGTGCACTTTGATCCCATCCTTGCACCACAGCTAGCGCAGAAGATTAACCCTGTAAAAATATATACTCTGTCTGCTTTTGGCTGTCTGGGATAATGCTGCCTTGCTTGCTGTATAAGCTCATGTTGTGCAGGTGTGATATATCCTGGCACTGATACACCATAGTAAGTGCCGTAGTACGGCTCTTTATCAAGCAAAAAATGAGCGGTTTTCCGAGACATTTTCAAGCCCTTTTCGGCAGCTGCATCCATGGCTTGCACTGGGCTGTATGTGTTAAGATAGGTATCAAAAAAAGCTTGCATAGCTTCTTTTGTCTGAGGATCGAAGTCAATCGTAGATGCTGATGTGCGGATATATCCGAGTGGCATCTTACCTACTATGATATATCCCTGCGATTTGCGATACTCGTTAACCGCTCTGATACGCTCTGAGGTGCGGTCTGACTCAGCTTGGGCGATACTCAACATAATGTTGACTTTAAACACACCTGCGGACGTTTCCGTCTCGTAGTCCTCCCAGATAGCTCTCCATGGTACTTTTGCGGCATCAAGCTGACTCTGTACCTCATAGTAGTCCGCAACGGAGCGAAACCATCTATCGAGCTTTGTAAAAAGGATGATATCAATTTTGTGATCTTTGCAATCCTGTATAAGTTGTAGCAGCGCAGGACGTGCTTTGTACTTCTTTCTCGCACTAATGCCTGCATCGTTGTAGATGCCTGCGACTTCCAGACCGTTCTCGCGGCAGTACTTTTGCAGCGCATCAATCTGGCTATCTACTGATAAGCCGTGATCTCTTTGTTCTGCGGTTGATACGCGGACATATATAGCCGCCCTTTTCTTTCCTTCCATTTCCTTTTCTGTATCCTTTCTTACTGTGTCACGTTTACATGATTAGTCATGTAAAAAGTGTTAAAAAAAGTATTATATCGCTTTCCTCTTTGTGTTAGCATGAAAACATCTTTTTTTTAAGGAGGTGCATCATATGGATAGAAAGGAGCTTATAAAAAAGATATCTAACCTGCTGCAAACCTTTGATCTTGTCACACTGTTAGCCATTTACCGCACGCTTAAACGCGTACAGAAAGGAGCCGTAAATGAAAAAGATGCTGATTAAAAAGATAACCGATATGCTACAAACGCAAAGCGAAGATGTGTTGCTGTTGATCTACGAAATCTTGCTTAAGATGTAGCGTGTTTGAGTGCTTTGAGGTTGCCCAGTATGTCCCCGAAGATTTCTGCTTGATCTTCCGAGAGCTGCAAAACATACTGTACAGCCTCAATTGCAACTTGATAGCGGCTTGATGTAGGATCAAGTTGCCTCAGTTGGCTTGCGATGTTGGAGATTTCCGCGCATGATGCAGCCTGCATTTCGCCTTTTCCAGTCCGCAACCACTCCTCTCTAATGCTGAATCTCTCGCAGATCAGCGTGATACTCTGCGTGCTTGGCTTGCTTTTTCCACTGCACATGTTAGATACTGCTGACTCCGAAATTTGCAAAGTTCGTGCCAGTCCTGCCTGTTTCATTCCCTTCATCTTCAATATCTGTAAAATTCTATCGCCGATTTCCATTTTTTCACATCCCTTCTCCTCTTATTATATCACATTCCCTTTTGAAAGTAAATAGACAACTTATATAGATTAAGGAAAAGACTAATAAAAAAAGGAAACCAGAACAATCTGGCTTCCTAAATGCGGGGAATTATTGAGTTCTTTTCACACAACGCCCCTCGTGCCGAAAGGAAGCACGAAGGGCAGACAGAAAGGATAAAGGTACTTGCCTTTTGTGGTTATCCCACATAGAGAAAAGTATAAAAGATGTATGAACCCTTTACAACCCTAACTATAAGTGCGATGAAAAAAAAAAGCAAGGACTTTTTTGAGTCCCTGCTTTCTTTTTTTACCCTTTTTACTGGGTGCGGTAATATGCTGCGGAAATGCAGCGTTTTTTTACTTTTCCCCCTTACTGATCGCAGCATTAAGCTTGCGGATCATGTCCAATACAGCTTGCATTTGGGTTTCATCCAGCTGCAAAAGAGTTTTGTTTAATGCAACTAAAAAGTTGTATGTCTCTGGGTCAGTTTCTTCCTTGCGGAAAAGCTGTGCTGTGATAGCTGCTATTTCGGATTGCTTAGTCATCGGGGCTTTCATCTCCCCTTCGCCAGTGCGTAGCCAAGCCTCGTTGATTTGAAATTCTCGACATATAGCAGAAATGATAGCATTTGAAGGTTTCCGTGAATTAGATTCATAATTAGTGATCGTATTACCTCGTACACCCAATTTTTCTCCGAATTCATTTTGTGTAAGCCCCAGTGACTTTCTTACCTCTTTGATTCTTTCATTCATTAGTATGATACCTCCTTTCCGATTTTAGAATATCACAAAAAACTCACATAGTCAATATTTTTTCTAAAAACCTGTTGACATTAAACTCACAATGTGATATATTATAGTCACAGAGCAAGGAAAGCTCAACAGAAAGGAAGGAAACAAAATGGCAATCGCAAATTACAAGAGCTTTATTACAAGATTAGGAAAAATGATCTGCAAGAACTTCACAGATAGTGAGTTCGTCAAAACAGAATTTGATGATGAATTTAATTCTAACACAGCTTATTTTACTATCAACGGATATTCTGCATGGGCATGTATCTATGATGATGATGATGTCATTACCGTATATGTTGCTGGCACACACACAGTCGAAATCAAAATTGACGGTACGCAGAAAGATGCTATGGCAACAGCCGTTCGTAGAATCGAAAGCCTATTAGATGAAGCAGAAATTAAAAAAGCAGAGATAGATAAAAAGGCTGAGGAAGAAGTGAATGCAGATAAGCAGGACAAGCAGGAAGCAGCAGAGAAGGAAACAGCAAAGCAGTACTTTGTAGTAAATTACGAGAAAGACGGTATTTTTCATGCAAACATTGCAAGCGCAGAAAAGAAGTCTGACGTAGAAGCGAAGTATAGCGAATATGATGCATTTGCCGTAGTCGAAGCAAACGATTATATAGTGAAAGAAGCAAAGATTAAGCACATGCCGATTATCGAGGTTGAGCCAGTAAAGCAGGAAGGAAGAAATAAAATGGAAAGTGTTAAACCATTGTCCATAAAAGTAGAGAGAGCAATCAGCAAGATGGCATTAGGTGATTGCACATTAACAGGAGTAACAGAGTTAAGTGATTATTGCCATGATATCTATGTAACTATTGAAACTGGCAAAGACAGGTATGAACTCAAAGTTATTCTCAAGCGCAATATTGATGGAGTTACAACCATTGCTATTGTTGAGGATGGAGCCGATGAAGCAACACATGTTTTTACAGATAAGGGTTGCAAGAGCCTTGATGCTATCGCTTACCACACGAAGATGCTTGTTGACGGAATGTATGCACAGAGAATGTTCGATATGTCATGTGAGATAACCGACCCAGAGTATTTTGAAGAACATAAGAATGATGTAGAGGAAGAGGAGCAAGTTGAAGAAAAGGAGCAGGAAATTATCGTAGAAGAGGAAGACGAGAACGAAGTTATGTTAAATGTTATTAGATTTCATCTTGAAAGCAGTATGAAGAGATGGTACGAGGATGTAGAACTTTACTACGGTATCAGCGGAAGATTCCTTGATTGCAAGGCTGAGGGTGACAACCTCTTGATTTTCTATGAAGAGAAAGGAAAGAAGTACATTACCAGAATCTGTTCCTACAAGGACTATACACCAGAACAGATTTACAACATCTGGATGGAAGCTGACGGATGTGAAATGAGATCGGAAGAGATCGAGAGATTTTTTCCGCAGGAAGTAGAAGAGCCGCAACCGACACCAGAGGAAGCCGACAGAGAAGTAACGTATATCGACTTCAAGCCAGAGCAGGACTACAGCGAAGAAGAACAGAAAGAGATTGCTGAGACGGTTACAGGTGTAGGGCTTGAGCTACTTGAAAAGGAGCTTACAGAGCTTGAGAAGTTGGAAGAGGAAAGCGACAAAGCGGATGACGCATGGGACAAAGATCCATTGAACGCAGAGCTTGAAGTGGCAAGTAGTAAGGCATACGAGAAAGAGTGGAAAAAGTACATGGACTCAGCCAAAACGCTTGCAAGGCTTATCAACATGGACACGAAAACAGCAAAACAGATGTTGCAGAGAGGTAGCAAGAACCGTGAGAAGGTATGGAACTACTTGAAGCGCATGAAAGTGTATGAAAACAAATAATCAGTGCTGCGCTAACGGCAAGACGGGCAGAGGGGGCAATATGGTTGTAGTTAACGGACATGAAGCAGAACACCTCAGAGAATTACCGCAAGCAGATCAGGACAGCATAGCGCATAACGTGCTGAGTGAGCTGTATAGAATCTGGTTGAGAGAGCATGGAATGCACCTTGAGAGTATTGAGGTGAGCAGAAAGAAGAAGGAGGATGTGGGTGCATAAGTACGAGGTATGTTTTTATATAGATTGGCAATTGGTAGCAGGCTGCATCATTGAAACCTATGACAAGGATAGTGCAGAAAAACTAGCAACTGCCAAATTGCAAGACGAAATCAAAGAAATAGAAAATGCACTGAATGCAAAGGTTAACCGAACTTTTGTATCACAGTTGCCAGATAATCAACACAGAAAGGAAAGACAATGACAGACAAAGAGTTAAGATCAAAATTCGAGTGGATAATCAGAAACGAAGTATATCCAAACAGCGAGGATATGCAAGATTATGTTATTCGCCAAAATGAATGCCTTATTGAGCTTTCAGGCGAGAGAATTACAAGTATCAAAAAGCCTGAGAGCCTTGGCGATATATATTGCTTCGAGGAACGCGTAGGAATGCTGAGAAAGTGTCTCAAGGGGACTCACAAGTGTAGAGCGATTAGTTTGTTGAACGGATGCAAACTTGTACATACAGTTTGCTACAAGGCAGAAGATGAGCCTGATTGGATATCTGAGAATCCACAAAAGGTATCTAAGCTCTGGAAGAGAGACATAAAACGTATCATCGCAGGATATCAGGCAATGATCAAGCAGTATAAGAGAGCTTTAGGAGGGGCAGAGGAATGACGCAGAAGGAGCTGAGAAAGAAGTACATGCAGATCATCAAGACCGAGGCATATCCTCACGATGCAAAAATGCAGAAGTATTGCAAAGAAAGATGTGGCTACATTGTAGAGCTTACAGACGGTAAGTTTATCAGACTGTATAATCCAAGAAAGCATGTTCCGTATGATTTCGCTGAGATCATTGACAAAATTACCAGATTAACGTTGTGCCTTGAAGGTTTCTTCGGGTGCAAGACATTTGTGCAGTATTCCGCATCATCAGACGATTGCGATCTGGTGCAAGAAGTTACATATTCTGGTGTAGAGTCAAAGTGGATGAAAGAAGAGGCGGCTAGAGGGCAGGACAGAAATAGCGAAGATATCCAAAGAATGATTGATGGCTATAAGTATCTGCTGATGAAATACAAGGTTGGAGGTAAGAAATGAAAGTAACAGATATTATCCATAAGATTTCCAATATAGTTTGTAGAATGCCTGACACTCTTTTCCCGACTAGTGTAGCTACAGCTTGGAATGTTGGCGAGATCAATGCATTATGTTCTTTGCTATCCGAATATGCAGGAGTTGGAACAGGAGCAAATTATACTATTGATGAATCCCTTCATGTCTGCATAATTCGCGAGATCACAATAGGAAGCCACACAATCTATCATGATAAGGCACTTGATCAGGTGGAAATTGATGCAGCACTTGAAGAATATGAATACCTTGAAATTTAATTAAATTGTAGCTCCGCACGGATTACCCTTCGGGTAATGCAGGTTCGACTCCTGCACGGAGTGATCAGGTTTGCGCAGACCTTGTAACTATTGGAATAGCACAAGAAAGGAGTACACATGTTAGAGTACACAAACGAAGAGTTTGGAAGAATCAGAGTTGAACTGATAACGTCTAAAACATATTTCTATGCCGCTGACATTTGCAGAATTCTCGGAAAAGGCACATGGACAGGCACATATACACAGAGATATGCAGGAGAAGAGCATATCAAGCAGATTAAGAATGGCTTGAAGAAAGCAAACCTAATTGACCTTGATGGAGTAATGAATTTGTGTGAGAAGGCACAGACAAAGACTAGTAATTTGCTTATGAGTGTAGCAGAGAGAATCAACTACAATGTCATGTTTTTAGAAGAATCGTTCACTGGAACGAGATATTTACCTTTTTGCAAAGATGAACAGCAGGGATATGAAAACGGTGCAGGAGATTTTAAGGTTTTCTATCACCCAATTTTCTGGAAAGTTAGAGCAATGCTAATTGGTGAAAACGTATATTTTTATGCAACTGATATTTGCAATGCATTGGGATTTAAGCGATATGGCAGTACATACGCTAATCGCTATGCAGGGGAAGAAAACTTAAAACAGATTGTACATGAATCAATGAGAGGTATGCGCTGCATCAATGTTATAAATGTTGCTGGCATAAGCAATTTGTGCAAGCGCAGCAAATTAGAGGAAGAAAGCTTGTCTAATTTTCAAGAATGGGTTGACATAATGTGCAATGCTATGAAACCACAGGCAGAGGAAAAGCCAGTAGAAGAGAAACCACTTGAAATTGAAGCCAATGAGCATTCGGATAATACAAGCATTCCGCTTGCCAAAGCTAATAGCTATACCGCCAAAGAACCTATTTTGATGGAAGAAGTAAAGCAGGAACTAGAAGAGCATGAAGAAGTCAAGGAGGAAGAAACGATGGAATCAAACGCAATGAAGATTTTTAGCAATCCAGAATTTGGAGATATCAGAACAGAGGTTATCAACGGTGAGCCGTGGTTTTGCCTGAGTGATGTATGCAAGGCATTAGAGCTTGAGCAGGTAAGCAGAGTCAAAGCAAGACTTAATTCAGCCGGGGTTACTACTAGTAAGGTAGGGGTGCAAACAGGGCTGAAAGCAGATGGAACACCATCCATTCAGATTGTATCAATGAGTTTTGTCAACGAAGCAAACCTCTACAAGACCATCTTCCAGAGCCGCAAGGAAAGTGCAGAACGCTTTACAGACTGGGTTGCAGGTGAGGTACTTCCTTCAATTCGTAAGACTGGCAGCTATCAGCAGACTCCACCGCTTACAGCAGCAGAACAGATACAGCTAATTGCGAAGGGGTGTGTAGAGCTTACACAGCAGGTTGCCACCCTTGGGGCAGAGGTAACAGAGCTGAAAACAGATATGCCGCTGTATGGATGCGAGATTGACGAGGTACAGCAGCACGTAAAGCGCAAGGGAGTGCAGTGTTTAGGCGGTAAGGACAGCGAAGCATACGCAGACGGCAGCATCAGAAGCCAAGTGTATAAGGACATTTACAGCCAGTTGAAAAGAGAGTATGGCTGTGTGAGTACCTATAAGAGTATCAAGCGTAAGTATATTGCAGATGTACATGATTTCATTGACTGCTATCAGCTTCCGACAGTACTTGAGGAGCAGATCACGGCAGCCAACGCACAGCAGAGATTGTTTTAAGGAGGAAAAAATGATGTTAAACGAGATTAAAGAGTATTTCAGCGACAAGCAGCGCGAGGCATTGCCACTTATCATCACAGAAGCGGCAACCCTGCCGAGCAACTATAGAACATTCCTGCTTGGCTATACATCAGGTATGGCAGACGCAGCAAGACTTGAAGTAATGCGCCAGGCGAAGAGGGAAGCAAAATGAAGGTGATTTGGCAACCCACACTAGAAGCAGAAAAGCTTGTAAGTAATGCAGAGAGAGCATTACAGTGCCAGATTTCAAGAGGATTCAAAGCGCGACTTGAGAAGGAAGCGAAGCACGAAAGATTCCTTGATGCAATTGCTAAGGGTATCTCAGACCTGATTCTTGGATGTGTTATCTTTGGCAGCTTGGCAATAGCATTATACTTTGGTTCAAAATAAGGAGGATAAAAAAATGAGCAGTGTTACAGGATATGTTTTGACGGGAAATGACGGAAAGCCGTATTACAGCTTGGCTATCACAAATACAGAATTGATTGAAAGACTTCACCAGTACTTAACTGATGCAGCGGCAGACGCAATGGACATTCAGCATTACAAGGAAGCAGAGGAGCTTCTTCACAGCGCAAACAACCTGAGTGATCTTATCATAGAGGCAGAGGCAGAAGAGAAAACAGAAGCGGAGGTAGAAGAATAATGGCATTTTCACTGTATGAAATCAATTCGCAGATTGAGCAGGCATGGGGCGCAGCAGTAGACCCAGACACAGGAGAGATCATCAACGAGGAAGCATTGCAGGAGCTTGACGGATTAACAATGCAGCGTGAGGAGAAGCTTGAGAACCTGGCACTGTTTTACAAGAATCTTTCGGCAGAGGCAGAAGCTTTGAAAGCCGAGAAGATGCGCCTTGCAGCACGTCAGGCGGCAGCAGAAAAAAAGGCAGAGGGTATTAAGAAGTACATTGCGGAGTCTATGGATTCCGCAGGAGGCGAGAAGATCAAGACAAGCAAGGTTGCCATTGGTTGGAGAAAGTCAGAAAGCGTCCAGATCAATGCAGGGGCATTCCTGCCTGATGAGTACCTTACCTACAAAGAGCCAGAGCCTAATAAGGCAGCAATTAAAAAGGCATTAAAGGCAGGGGCTTCTATTGATGGTGCAACACTCGTTACCACTAGCAATATCCAAATCAAGTAAGCAGGGGGAAGAAGGAATGAAAGAAATTATTAAGATTAACTACGAGTTAGAACAGCCTACTGTATCAGCAAGAGAACTGCATGAGGGATTGGGTATCAATACAAAGTTTTCTACGTGGTTTCCACGTATGTGTGAATATGGTTTTGAGCCAGAAAGAGATTTCGAAAAGTGCTACCCAAATTTGGGTAGCGGTTCCAATGGAGGTCAAAATGCAACTGACTATCAAATCTCCATCGACATGGCAAAGCAAATCTGCATGGTTCAGCGTACCGACAAGGGCAAGCAGTACCGCCAGTATTTCCTTGATCTTGAAAAGGCATGGAATACACCAGAACAGGTGATGGCACGAGCCTTAAAGATTGCCAATAACGAGATTGATAAGCTCAAGGCAGATAACAGAGTCTTGATAGCAGATACGGAGCGCATGAGGCCAAAAGAAATCTTCGCGGATGCCGTATCATCAAGCAAAGACTCCTGCCTGATTGGAGACTTAGCTAAGATCATTTGCCAGAATGGTTACAAGATCGGACGGAATAGATTATTTGAGTGGATGAAAACCAACGGCTATCTTATCAAGGGTGGAAGTAGTAAGAATATGCCTACTCAGAAAGCTATGGAAATGAAATTGTTTGAGGTAAAGGAAAACACAATCACTGCCCCAGATGGAAGCACCAACGTTAAAAGGACAACAAAAGTAACTGGAAAAGGGCAGGTATATTTTGTGAATAAGTTTGCAGAGGTGGAAGGATGAATAAACGGCAGAGAAAGAAGCAGTTCAAGAAGCTTCACGGCATGAACCCGAAGCAGTATTTCCTTGAAAAAGCAATGCCAGAAATTGTAAAAGTTGTAGTAGATGTAGCTAATGCCATGATTAAAGTATTGTGCAAGCTTAACGGTACTCTTTGGGAGATTGCCAGAGTACGGATGGCACATGCTAACCTGCTGAAAAACCTTACAGAGCAGCGAAAGCAGGGGAAGAGAAAGAAAGGAAAATGGAGTAGATGAAATTTAGAGCATTAACAGCGGATGATGTGGAGGTTCGCATTGCAACTGTAAAGAAAAATGGCGTGTCACTCCTGCTGTATAAAGACGCAAGAGTAGATCAGAATATCTTAGATGATACCGCAGGAGCTGAAAATTGGCAGAAAAAGTATGAAGTAATTGGCGGCAACCTCTTTTGCAGCGTAGGCATTCGAGTGCTGCACGAAGATTCACAGGATAGAGAATGGATTTGGAAGCAGGATGTAGGAGTGGAGAGCTACACCGAGAAGGAAAAGGGACAAGCTTCGGACGCTTTCAAGAGAGCATGTTTCTGCTGGGGCATTGGAAGAGAGCTGTATACAGCCCCGTTTATCTGGATTCCTGCCGATAAGTGTAAGATTGATCAAGTCGCAGGCGATTACCAGAGGTATACCTGCTACGAGCGATTCCGCGTAAAGAGTATGCAGGTTGTATGCGGTAAAATCACTGCATTAAGTATTGCCAATGATAAGGGCATAGAGGTTTACAGGATGGGAGCCATTGCGATTCAAGATGTCTCCCAGCAAGCGACAAAAACAGGAACGAGCCGACCAACACCAATTCTTGTTGAAGAAACAGAAATCAATATTATTAAGGCAGAGCTTGCGAGAACTGGAGTCACAGAGTCGCAGATTTGTGAAGCATACCATATCACAAACCTGAAAGAAATGTCTATGAATCAGTTTTACAATTGCAAGGCTAGATTAAAAGCTTCAAAAACTAAGGAGGAAAAATAATGGCAAAGTTGACACCATTGAAAGCAATTCGCGCCAAGTGCATGGATTGCACAGCAGGGCAGTTTATCGAGATTCGCCTTTGTACCTGCACAAAATGCCCTCTGTACGAGTACAGAATGGGAAAACGTCCTAAGGGTGAGGAAAGTATCGCTGAGGAAGTCGAAACCGAGAATAGCGCAGATAGCGCGGCACTTATTGGCACAGATGAAGAATTTGAGGAGGGTGAAGATGAATAAAGTAATTTTGATGGGAAGATTGACACGTGATCCAGAAGTCAGATACGCGAATCAGGGCACACGACAGATGGCGGTTGCTAGATACACTCTGGCAGTAGATCGCAGAGTATCAAAGCAAGGAGACCAGACAGCAGATTTTATCAACTGCGTAGCATTTGACAATCAGGCAGAGTTTTGCGAGAAGTATATGCATCAGGGAATGAAGATGCTTATAACAGGGCACTTGCAGACAGGCAGCTACACCAACAGAGAGGGGCAGAAGGTGTACACCACTGATGTGGTAATTGAATCGCAGGAGTTTTGCGAGAAGAGAAGCGAGGGCGAGTCATACGTACCTCATCCTGCTATGGCAGAGGCACAGAAGAACACACCGCCAAGTCAGCATAAGGGCGGATGGATGAATATTCCTGACGGCGTAGAAGATGAGGGTTTACCATTCAATTAAAGGAGATTTAAATAATGTTTTTAGTGGATTTATCAAGACGCAAAGCTTACAACGTTGATAATTTTTCGTGCATCTATTATGTCAAGAACCGCTTATACATCGGAACCGAACATAACGAAGCGACTGTGGCAGAATATGATAGTGAAAACGATTGTGCAAAAGCGTTTTACAAAATCGTTACACAGATGAGCAAAAAGGGAACAAAATTAGTTTTTGCGCCAACACAGATTGAGGTTGATCAATGGTAGTTTCTGGAAAGTTTGACAGCGTGAGCTTGTCACTAGATGGCAAGCTGAAAATCACTTTTTCCGTAGTTGAGAAAGAAAAAGCTCTGCGAGAGGTGGAAGAAATAAAAGACGTAGAAAAGCTAGATATTACTGCGGAAAAGCACCGTAGCAAGCGAAGCTTGGATGCAAATGCATATTTTTGGGTGCTGTGCGATAAGATGGCGAAACGTCTAGGCTCTGATAAGTGGTCGATCTACCTCTTGCAGCTCTCAAAGTATGGAGTTTTTGCAGACCTGAGAGCAACCGCCCAGGCACTGGATATCTTGAAAGAAAAGTTCCGATACACTGAGATTTTGAGCGCGGATGATGATAGCTATATAGTGCGATGCTACTTTGGTTCATCCACCTACAACACGAAAGAAATGAGTGATTTGATACATGGGACGGTATCGGACGCAGAGTCATTGGGCATTGATACCATCACACCCGAAGAATTAGAGAGGATGCTTGCTATCTGGAAGGGTAGCAACAACATGAAAGATTACTGATAGCGTTTAACCCCCTCGTAGATGCCTTTTAAAGCGATTTGAGGTTTTAACTGATAACTTATAAGCTAGAGCATATCAAACTGCTAAAAGGCATAGCAGAGGGGAAAGAAAGGAGTAAAGAATGAGAATTATGAAGTATGGCACTAAAAAGTTAAAGATGCAGCGTTTTACATGCCCGTATTGCGGAAGCATTTTTGACGCGGAACCGGGTGAGTACAAAACGAATTTTACAAAGGGTGTTCAATACAACATTATCACATGCCCTTGCTGTCGCTTGCAGGTGATGCAGGCAGAGGAGGAATAAACGGATGGCGAAAAGGTACTATTGGTTAAAGCTCTCAGATGATTTTTTTAAAAGCAAACCAGTTAAAAAGCTTCGTAGAATCGCAGGTGGCGATACTTACACAGTAATTTACTTGAAGATGCTTTTAGTTGCCTTAAAGCAGGATGGAAAAATCTACTATGATGGAGTCGAGGACACATTTGCGGATGAGCTTGCGCTTGATCTTGATGAGGATGCAGAGAATGTAAAGGTTACAATCGCATTCTTAAAAGCTCAAAATCTCTTGATTGATGGCGATGCAGAAAACGAGTATATCTTGCCAGAGTGCGCAGCCATGACAGGAACAGAGAGCGATAGCGCAGAGAGAATGCGCAGAATGAGAGAGCGCAAAGCGTTACAATGCAACGATGATCCGTCACAATGTTATGCAAAAGTGTCACAATGTGACGGTGATGTGACGGACAGTTACGAAAATGTGACCCTAGAGAAAGAGAATAGATATAAGAGTTTAGATAAAGACTTAGATACTAGATATAAGAGTATAGATACAGACTCAGAGACTAGATACAAGAGTAATACAAGTAATAGTCAATCTGACGATGTGACTTGTGAAACGCAAAGCGTCTCACTTGATATCAAGGAGATTGCAGAGGCTTGGAATGAGTTGCAGAGCTTAGGAATCAAGCCTATCAGTAAGATGGCTGCATCAAGTGCAAGATATAGAAAGTTGTCAGCACGAATCCGAGAGCATGGAAAAGATAAAGTGTTGTCAGCTATTGAGCAAATCAAAGTAAGCAACTTCTTACAGGGTTTAAATGATCGAGGTTGGGCGATTACTTTTGATTGGTTTGTAATGCCGAACAACTTTGTGAAGGTTCTGGACGGAAATTACAGCAACCGAGTGACGAGAGAGCAGGAAAAGAAAGGTGATGACAGATATGATGGAATCAAGTCTTGGGCAATCAAAAACGGGCTTAACACCGGAGAAGGAAGCGTGGTTGCAGATAACAACGATTCTGAAAACAGCGTATCCGACAAAGGGTTTTTTGGATTCTGATGCAGCGGTTGAGCTGTGGTATAAGATGCTGCAAGATATCCCGATGCAGAAGGTGCAGAACGCAGCAGCGAGATATATCATGGAGGAGCACTTCCCACCTACAATTGCAGATATCCGCAAGCGGTGTGCAGAGGATAATGCAGCGAGTCTCCCAGACTGGGAGCAGGGTTGGGCTGAGACCATAAACGCAATCCATCGTTGGGGCTATATGCGAGAGTCTGAGGCTCTTGCAAGCCTCAATCCGATCACGGCAGAGGTTGTAAAGTCCTTGGGGTATCAAGCGTTATGTGCGAGCGACAACCCAGAGGGAGACAGAATTGCATTCCGTGAAGTCCATACTAGATACACGGAGAGAGAAAAGCAGAATTTGCAGTTGCCAGACCGCTTAAAGGTGGGACATTATCAGATACAACAAAATGACGGAGTGCTACAAATCGAAGAAATGCAGAGAAATATGCGTTTCATTGGTTCAGATCAGCGCACGGAAGGGTATGCAGGTGTTTCCGCAAACCGCATCAGAGAGAGGATTGGTGAGTGATGAAAGATATTAGAGCCAAGGCAGAGGAGTGGAACGCAGGATCAACGAAAAAAGTGCCGTATGAGTTTGTTGAGTTCTGTGAGGGCAAGAGAAGCATTGATGCAAGCAAGAAGTATTGCACATGGGAACATTACTCTCATATAAGCTTGGAATCTGTAAATACAGCTTGCGGAAAAGATACCGCATTTGCAAATATTAGAACGTTAGAAAAGTATGATTTTTGCCCATACTGTGGGAAGAAAATCAAATTATTGGCAAAATGAAATTTGAGAAAATCAAAATAGAGACCTACTACAGATGCCCGATTTGTGGAGAAAATTCTACTAATCGAGCAAAAATAGAAATGCATTTTCGCGAAGCTCATCAAGTTAGAGTTGACAAATTTGTTTGCTGCGGCATTTGTGGAGAGGGTTGGAACACAAAAAGATTCGGTGAAGAAGGAGCTAGAAAATTAGCGGAGCAGCACTACCAAAGTCACATTGATGATGGTAGTGCAGATGCTACAGCCAGAAGTGCTTATTTTCTTTCACATGGCTATTGGGGCTATGCGAAAAGTATAAAAGGAGGGCGTGAGGATGGAGAAGGTGAAAAAGATTAAGCAGAAATAGCAATGCTGCCAGTAGAAGGGCTGCAAAACATGACGAAAAATGAGGATTTGGTATATATGCGCAGATACGAGAAACCAGAGCGCATTTTAAATTCGCTCCAAGAGTGCAAAGAAAAAATTATGAAGCTGTTGGGAGAAGATAAAAAGGAATTGCCAGAAGGGCAGTTATCAATATTTGATTTTATGTAGGAGGAAGAAATGAAAAATAGCCATGATGATGCAAAATTAAATAGCTTAATGGGGGAGAATGTAAGGGTAACATTTTTTAATGGTATACAGTCAACAGGAAAGCTTGAACGCGATTTTGACGGGAAATACAGAGTTGATAACTGGCGCTTTTACAAAAGCCATATCAAGAAAATAGAGGTAATCAAATGAGAGGAGCAGCAAGTTATATTGACTATGAGGCGGAAAAATTCCCGATCAGACCAGAAGAGATTAAGACATTCAAGGACAGCCTGAGAGTGGGAAGTATGTTGAAGATCACGAAGAAGAAGCCGATTTACATTGCAGGAAGCGTTGTAAGCTATGAGTTTAGAAGCAGAATCTACGTGGTAACGGCAAAATATCCAAATGTGGTGCGTCTGGAAACGTGGAAGCACGGCAAGGCGAAGAAAATCACGATGGATTACACAAAGCTGTATATACTAGCGAGTTTGGAGTAGAGAATGAAAAGCATCTTACAAAATGCAAAGGAGTGCTACATTTGCCGAGAACTGGTAGGGGCAGAAATGTCCCTGCCAGACACAGGGCTTGAAATGCACCACATCTTCGGAGGGACGGCAAACAGAAAGCTATCCGAGAAGTATGGCTTAAAGGTTTGGCTGTGCCATAGCCACCACAACGAGCCGCCCTGCGGTGTGCATTTCTGTAAAGAGGCAGCGGAAAAGCTGCATGAGGAAGGGCAAAAGGCATTTGAAAGAAAATATCCCAATGATGATTTTAAAACGATTTTTGGGAAGAATTACAGGAGGTAAGAAATGGCAGAAAGTGAGTGGAATCCAAAAATTGGAGACAAGGTATATTGTGTATGTGAGTACTACACAAGCGATTACACGATGAGATATAAGGGACTGGAAGGTTTTAGAAATTACGGACTTGAGGTAGTGGAGAGCATTGTAAAATCTCCGTACAAGTGGAAAAGTGGTGGGCTAGGCTGCGTATCTGTGTGCTTGCACAGAGAGGTGGGTGACAATGCCAATAACTTATTCTATTGGAAAAAGAGCGACCTAGGTGCAAGATTATTTGCTACACGCGAGGAAGCCGCGGCTGTAGCAGATGTTCGTGCTCACAACATGGACTTGGGACTGTGGGGGAAGAAGTACGAGAACCGCCCCATGTACAAGAACTGGTTGCACTGGGAAAAACCAGAAATGCGGAAAAATGGAGCAGAAGCCACAAAATCTCCAGAAAATGGAGCAAAGACCAGGGAGCGCACAAAGAGAAAATCAAAGCAGGTATTTAAACGCAAGGCAGAGCTACCAGAAGAAATCTATACACAGTGGAGAGATGGAAAGCTTACAACCGCAGAAGGGGCAAAGATAATCGGGGTAGCAGCAGTAACTTTTGAAAAGTACGCATACGAGCAGATAAAAGCCAGAGGAGAAAAGCACACAGGATATTCCAGAAACAGAAAGAAACTTGAAATTGAAAATTTTGAAGAAAATTATCAGAAATGGAGAGACGGCAAGTTAAGCGGAGTAGATGCTGCTGAGAGATGTAAGGTATCACAGGCAACATTTACAAAATATGCAAATGAGCAGCTTAAAGCCAGAGGAGAAAGTAAAAAAAGCTCTCCACATTGCCCTCTTCCAGATAATTTTTATGAAATTTTCGCAAAAGTGGATAGCGGGAGAATCCCGATAGCAGAAGGTGCAAGGCAGTGCAATATGCCGTATCGCAGATTTTTATATCAGGTGGAACGGGTACGGAAGGAAAAGAAAAACTGAAGGAGGATTAAACATGGAAATTGCAGTATTTGTAGCAGGAGTATTTACAGGAATCATTGTAACTATCGTTTTTGCATTGTGTGCAGCAGGTGGTGATGATGATTGAACACATCACGCTATAAGAACTGGTGGTACAACATAGTACTGGGAATGATTAACCACTATGCAAGGGCTACACCCAATACGCGACAAGGAAAATTGATAGAAAAGGCAATGGAGCAGGCTGTAAAAGAAACTGCAATAAAGCATGGGAATTACAGAGATAGGCTGCAAGCTATAGAGCTGCTATTCTTCGAGGGCTACAGCGTGCCTAAGGTATCAATGATATTAAGCTTCTCGGAGCGCACAATTCAGCGGTGGAAAATAGATTTTGTAAACTCCGTTGGAAAAAATGCAGGTTTCTAAAAGTTGGCACAACATCAATCAAAATTAGTTCTACAATATGGGAGTACGGAGAAAGCTGTTGACGACTCTATACACCTCCTATAAGCCACAGGCGGTAAAAGTGGCTGAGTTGATACACTCCCCCAGTGCAATTCTGGTTCGCCACACCCTCAGGGTGCATAGCCGTCTGGAAAGGCGGCTTTTCTTGATATACGGAAAGCAGGTGAACAAATTGGCAAGAGCACCAGATGCAAGGATTGATCAGGCGAAGAAATTGTATTTGCAGGGTAAGAAATTAACCGAGATTGCAAGTCAGTTGGGCTTGCCAGAAGGAACGGTTAGACGATGGAAAAGCACTTACAAGTGGGATAAGGGAGGCACCGAGCGTTCGGAAAAGAAAAGCGAACGTTCGCTAAAAAATAACGAGCGTTCGGATAAAAAGAAAACCCTAAAGGAAAGAACTGTAAATGCTGATGTTGAGTCTGTGAACAAAAATGCAGAATTGACAGAGAAACAGCGGCTTTTCTGCATGTTTTACGTCCGCTGTTTTAATGCAACAAAAGCCTATCAGAAAGCCTATGAATGCAGTTATGAATCAGCTAACGTAGAAGGTTATAAGACCCTAGTAAAACCTAGTATCCAAAACGAGATTCAACGATTGAAGCAGTCCCGATTGAATCGGGAGCTTTTAGATGAATCCGACATCTTTCAGAAATATATGGATATTGCATTTTCTGATATCACCGATTATCTAACCTTTGGAACGGAGGAAGTTCCAGTAATAGGGGCATCTGGACTGGTAGAAGTAAAAGACCCCGACACAGGAGAGAAAAAACCACTTACCAAGATTGTTAATGTCGTTCGTTTTAAGCCCTCTGCCGAGATAGACGGAACTATTCTTGCAGAAGTTAAGCAGGGAAAAGATGGGGCAAGTATCAAGCTAGCTGACCGTATGAAAGCACTTGATTGGCTAGCAGCGCATATGGACTTAGCTACAGCCGAGCAAAAGGCAAAGATAGCACAGATCAACGCACAAACCGAGCGGCTAAAGCAGGATAACGAGCAGGAGGGGCTTGCTGATGACGGATTCCTGCAAGCACTTGAAGGTAATGCCGCTGCGGATTGGGAGGGCTGGACAGATGAGCCTAGTGAAGAAAGTTAAACAGTTTTTTCATTTTAAACCATTCTCTCCAAAGCAACGTAAGGTGCTTAATTGGTGGTGCGATACATCACCAGTAAAAGATATGGAGGGCATCATTGCAGATGGTGCTATTCGATCAGGCAAAACACTGAGTATGTCACTAGCCTTTGTATTTTGGGCTATGACTACCTTCGAAAATCAGAATTTTGCAATGTGTGGTAAAACCATTGGATCATTTCGCCGCAACGTTCTTTTTTGGCTAAAGCTGATGCTAAGAGCCAGAGGCTATAAAGTAGAAGATCATCGAGCTGACAATCTGATTGTTATATCGAGAGGAGAAACGGAGAACTATTTTTATGTCTTTGGCGGCAAGGATGAGCGATCACAAGATTTGATACAGGGTATCACGCTTGCAGGTGTATTTTTTGATGAAGTGGCTCTTATGCCTGAGAGCTTCGTTAACCAAGCGACAGGACGATGCTCAGTAAACGGCTCAAAATTCTGGTTTAACTGCAATCCTGATTCACCTTCGCACTGGTTCAAGGTAAATTGGATAGACAAGCGCAAGGAAAAGAAACTGATTTACCTGCACTTCACCATGGACGACAACCTTTCACTCTCGGAAGAGATCAAAGAACGATATCGCAGCATGTACGTGGGAGTGTTCTATAAGCGTTATATTCTCGGACTCTGGTGCATAGCTGAGGGACTTGTATATGATATGTTTTCGAAAGAAGAGAACGTGTTGAAAGAAGAACCTGACACAATCGGAGATTATTACGTTTCTTCTGACTTTGGTATTCAAAACGCAACGACTTTTCTGCTCTGGCGCAGAATTGCAGGGACAGACGATTGGCTATGCCTGAAAGAATACTACTACAGTGGGCGAGAGAAGAGTCAACAAAAGACAGTGGGACAGCTTGTAGACGGACTTGCGGAAATGCTAAATGGAATCAAGCCAAAGCAGGTAATCATTGACCCCTCTGCTGCTGCGCTGAAAGTAGAGGTAAGAAACCGAGGGCTGCATGTAAAGGATGCGGATAACGATGTAACGAATGGAATTTCAGACGTTTCAACCATGCTGCAAACTAGGCGATTAAAGTTTATGGCTTGCTGCAAATACACCATAAAAGAGTTTGGGGCTTACGTGTGGGATCAGAAAGCCCTAGACCGAGGAGAGGAGAAAGTGGACAAGGAAAGCGATCATTGCATGGATGCAGTACGATATTTTGTAAGAACCAAGAGATTGATAAAAAAGACAAGAGCCGCACTTGATGCAGCAGTAGCAAGCGGCAATTACATGCTGTAAGGAGGACATATGCTAACTTATCAAGATTTGCTTGCTGTTGGGGTAAGCGATGAGGCTAGAGGAGCTTTTTGCCGTGATGCTGTAGACAGCTTCAAATGCTCACGAGAATATGCGGAAGCACAGGACGGAGAAAGGTACTTTGCAAAGCACAACACGACTATCGAGAAATTTCAGAAAATGCTGTATACCTTGAGTGGGAAACAGGTAGCTGACGTTTTTTCGTCCAATTTTAAAACAAAGACACTGGCCTTCCGCAGGCTGTGCCAACAACAGGTGCAGTACGTGCTAGGAAATGGACTCAAACTGGAAAAGCCAGAGAATAAGGCAAAGTTGGGAAAAAACTTCGATTTCAAATTACAGCTTGCGGCAAAAAGAGCAATGGCAGGTGGAAGAGGCTTTGGATTTTGGAATGTGGATCATCTGGAAGTGTTCGGTTATGCTGACACACCGTCAAAGCCAGGTTTCTGCCCACTGTATAGCGAAGAAACTTCGCAGCTTATGGCAGGTATAAGGTATTGGTGCAGGGTAGTTGGAGACGATATTGTTTTCAAGTGTACTTTGTATGAGCCTGATGGCTATACAGATTTTCAACAAGTCAACCGTGAGCCTGTTAAGGTAGTAAACCCAAAGAGGGGATATATCAAAACGATCACTAAGACGGCTGTAGGAGTAGACGATGAAATAGAGAGCAACTATGCAGGGCTGCCAATTATCCCACTGTATGCCAATGACGAGCACGAAAGTGAGTTGGTTGGTATCAGAGAAAGCATTGATTGCTACGACTATGTCAAGAACGGACTTGCGAATGATATTGATGATGCGGCAGGATTCTACTGGATTCTGAAAAATGAGGGCGGTATGGACGACCCAGACCTTGCAAAGTTCATTCAACGCATGGCATCTGTAAGGGCGGCAGTAGTAGAGGATGGAACGGAAGCGGAAGCTCACACGCTAGAGGTTCCAGTAGAATCAAGGCAAGCAATGCTTGAGCTGCTGCGTAATGATCTATATGAGGATTTCCAAGCTTTGGACGTTAAGACCCTCTCAGCAGCGCCAAAAACCACTCAAGAGATAAAAGCGGCATATCAGTCACAGGATAACAAGTGTGCTGATTTTGAATATTATGTACTGGATTTCGTGCAGCAGATTCTTGAACTCGCAGGAATCAGCGACAATCCTACTTTTACTTGGAACAGAGTTGCAAACCAAAGTGAGCAGACAAACATGGTATTATCAGCCGCAAACTACCTTTCTGATGAATGCGTGATTCAGCATCTGCCATTCCTCACGCCAGAAGAGGCGATGGCAGAAATTAAAAAACGGCAGGATGAAGAAATTAAAAGATTTTCAGCAGACGATGAAGAGGACGAGGATGACGAAGAGGAAGGGACTGATACTGAGTGAGTAGTTACTCCGACAAATACACAGAAAAAAGGCTGAGAGAGGTAGAAAAGCGGCTACAACAGGTATATCAGGAAGCACACAAAGAGCTGAAAGAAAAGGCTACGGAGTACTTTAAAACGTTTCAATCACGCTATCTGAAAGAGTATAACGCATACATGGAAGGGAAATATACAGATGCAGAGTTCTTCCAGTGGATCAACAATCAGGTAGCACGAGGGGCGAGGTGGGAAGCTTTGAGAGATCAGATGGCAAGGCGACTCACTGATGCAAACAAATTGGCGGCTGACTATATCAACAACGTTACCCCTGAGGTGTTCCGCGAGAACTACAACTACTCAGCCTATGAGATTGAGAAGGGAAGCGGCATAAGCTTTGATCTTCTGGACGAGGACACAATCAGGAGACTGTCTGAGGGTGAGATTGAGTTGCTACCACCTGCAAGAGTAGATATCCCAAAGGATGAGCGATGGAATCGCCAAAAGGTGCAGAATGCAGTGCTGCAAGGTATCTTACAAGGGGATGCAGTGAGTGATTTAGCCAAAAGGCTAGAAAACGTCACCAACATGAACCGCAGCGCAGCTATCAGCAATGCAAGGACGATGATAACAGGCGCGCAGAATGGTGGGCGGCAGGAAAGCTATAACCGTGCCTCTGCCATAGGGATTGAAATACAGAAAGAATGGATGTCGGCAAACGACAACCAAGTGAGAAATTCACACAGGCAATTAAACGGAGTAAGGGTGAGGTATGATGAGCCTTTCCCAAACGGCTGTATGTACCCTGCTGACCCTAAAGGCAAGCCGTGCGAGGTATACGGCTGCCGCTGCACTATGGTAGCAATCACGATACATGCAGACCAGACGAGGAGAAACGATCACAGTGTAAAAAGTTATAAGGAGTGGAAACAGAGACATGGGAAGTAGCATAAGAATTGAGATTGATAATACTGATGCTGTTATCCGTGCCAGTCGCGATCAGATCAAAAAAGCACTAGAGGAGTGCGGACTGACAGCGGAACGATATGCCAAAGAGAAATGCCCTGTAGACACTGGAAACCTACGCAATAGCATCACACACCAGATGGACGGAGATAACAAGGTGCTGATAGGCTCTAATACTTCTTATGCCGCGTATGTTGAGTGCGGCACCGGAAAGTATGCTGACGGTGGAAGAAAAACCTCGTGGGTATACGAGGATAGCAAGGGCAACTGGCATATGACGAATGGGCAGAAAGCGCGACCATATCTAAAACCTGCGCTTGCAAATCATACAGATGAGTATGCGAAGATCATACGAGAGAATTTGGAGGGTTAACGCCCTCCTTTTTCTTTTGCCATTTTGAAAGTTGGCACAACATCAATCAAAAATCATGGTAGGGTGTAGCCACTGTAAAGAATAACAGTCGCAATACGGCTATAGCGCGAGAATGCGCCCCAAAGAATAGGAGAAGAAATAGCAATGGGTTTAAAGAAATCAGATATTAGAGCAGTGCTTAAAAACGAGAATGCAACAGATGAGGAGAAGATTGGAGAAATCCTCGATCTTCTGCACGTGGAAACCGACCAGTTAAAGGCTGAGTTAGATGATGCAAAGGACAGTGCAAAGAACAAGGCTGGCGAGTGGGAAATCAAGGCGAAGGAGTGGGAAAACAAGTACAACTCCGAACATACGGCATTTGAGGACTATAAGGCTAATGAGACTAAGGCACAGGAAACAAAGGCGAAAGAAAACGCTTACAAAGAGTTGCTTACAAGTGCAGGAGTATCAAATAAGTTGGTTGATCTGGTGGTTAAGGCAAGCGCCAAGGAAATTGAAGCATTAACCTTGAAAGATGGCAAGATTGAGGGAGCTGAGGAGCTTACCAAGAGCATCAAGGAAAACTACAAGGACTACATTACAACCACAGAGCAGCGAGGAGCAGATACCCAGAATCCACCTGATAATGGCGGTGGGTCAGCGTTTGAGAAAATGTCTCTTAGTGAAAAGATGGAGTACGCAAATGCACATCCTGATGCGCCAGACGTTAAAGCATGGCTCGGAAAGTAAGAGGTAAAATATGTCGGTTTTTGACGATAAACATTTTAATGGCGAAGTATTTGGAAAGTATCTGGAAGGTGTGCCAAGAATTAAGCAGAATGCTTTCTTAAAGGCAGGAATTTTCAGAGACAGACCAGAGTTAAAGACAATGCTTGCTGAGAACACAGGCGGCAACTATGCATCTATCCCAATGGTAGGCTTAATTGGTGGCGATTCGCAGAATTACGATGGAAATACCACTATCACAACCACAGGCATTGATACTTACTTGCAGGGCATGATTGCTTATGGACGTGCCAAAGCATGGAAAGAAAAAGATTTTACACACGATATCACAGGGCATGATTTTATGGCTGAGATTGCAAAGCAGGTTGGAGGCTACTGGGACGATGATCAGCAGCTTAACATTCTTGCGATCTTAGAGGGCATTTTCTCCATGACAGCGACTAACGATAAAAAGTTCGTAGACGCTCACACACTGGATATCACGGAAGAAACGGAAAAGACTGTTAATGCAACAACACTCAACAGTGCTATTCAGAAGGCGGCAGGAGCTAACAAGAATATCTTTTCCCTCGTGATCATGCACTCTCAGGTATCAACCAATCTGGAGAACATGCAGCTCTTGCAGTATGGCAAGGGAGTAGACGCTAACGGAGTGGAAAAGGAACTTGCACTTGCAACATGGAACGGCAGAACCGTTCTGATTGATGATGATGTGCCGTTTGATGAGGAAACAGGTGCATACACTTCTTATATTCTCGGCAGAGGATCAATGGACTACTGCGACATCGGTGCAACAGTCCCTAACGAAACAACACGTGATCCTCTGACTAATGGCGGTGAAGATATTCTTGTAACTCGCCAGAGAAAGGTAATTGCACCAAGGGGTATTACCTTCAAGAAGCCTACAGGCATTATTTCCCCTATGCCGACAGATTTTAAGACAGCAACCAACTGGACATTGGTAGAGAACACCAAAGGTACTAAGATCAATCACAAGGCGATCCCAATTGCACGCATCAAGTCTCTAGGCTAAGAAAGGTGGGGCTATGCTGTATCAGGTATTAACACACATACGCAACTTTTTTGTTGCACCTAATGGCACACATGAGGGTGTTTTCACACTCCGAGATAATAATATCTACATTGATGATGCAGGAGTACAGCAGCCCATCACCTTTCTGCAAGAGGGGCAATATTTTCTGGTGCAAGGCTCTGTCTTTCACGATGGGGTGTATAGATATCCTTGCGAATGCAGAGTGGAGGAGCGATTTACCGGTTCGATTTCCGCCCTCTGCATACCGCAGGAAGTCGTTGATCTTGCACTGGATATCGAGGAGTGGCAGAAGAAATACGGAGACCCTACACCGTATATGTCGGAGTCCTTTGGCGGTTATAGCTATACCAAGGCGACTCAGGGAAGCACAGGCACAGCTACTTGGCAGGAGGCTTTCAGAAACCGCCTGCACACATGGAGGAAGATATGAAACTTGTAGAAAATATGATGGAAGATTGTAGACTGATTGAGAAAAAGCGTGTGCCAGATGGTGCAGGAGGCTTTCAAACTACATGGGTAGAAGGGGCAGGCTTTCAGGCGGCTATTAGCCGTGATACATCCCTAGACGCTCGTGTCGCTGAGAAATCAGGGGTAACAAGCGTTTTTACAATTACGACTCATAGATCATGTCAGCTTGCATATCATGACGTTTTCAAGCGGCTTTCGGACGGCAAGACCTTCCGCGTAACCTCTGATGCAGGAGACAAGGTATCACCGCAGGTATCGGGATTAGACATGGCGCAGGTAACAGCAGAGAAGTGGGAGCTGACAACATGACGAAAGATAAGGCGCTACAGGCATGGTTTACGGCTTTTGGTATGACGGCTTATCCTTCCACATCCGTTCCTGATGACACAGTTTTTCCGTGGCTGACCTATGAGTATATCACAGGCAGCTTTGGGGATTCTGACGTGGCTATAGTAGTCAATATGTGGTTTCGGACGGAATCAGAGTCAATCCCCAACCAAAAAGCCGAAGAGTTCAGAAAATATATCTTAGAACATGATTTGATTGAGTGTGACGAGGGCTTGATCTGGGTAAAAACTGGTGTTCCGTGGTGTCAGTCCCTCACGGACGAGACATCACGGACAGTAAAACGCAGATACATGAACGTCACACTCGAATATTTAACGAGGTAATCAAAATGGGAAAAGCAGCAACAAAATTGCCAGATAAAGTATTTGAGCATATTCAAATGAATGCAGGCATTTTAATGTCTGAGTTTGATCCTCAGACATGGACAATTACTGCAACAAATATTATCGGTGCAACTTCTGGCGGTATCAATTTCTCTGATACTCCATCTTTTACGGATTATGGCGAGGACATTGATAACTGCCCAAAGAACACCAAGGAGCTGAAAGAGCTTGATAGCCGAGAAATCAAGGTATCAGGCACTTACGTAGCAGTAACAGCAGAGCAGATTAAGAATCTTGCGGCAGCAGCAGACATTGACACATCAAAGGCAACGATCACCCCTCGTACAACACTTACAGATGCAGATTTTGCAGATATCTGGTTTGTGGGTGATTACGGCAAGGGTGGATTTATCGCGATCAACATTAAGAATGCACTTTCAACAGGCGGTTTTAACTTGCAGACCACCGACAAGGCAAAGGGTACTTTTACCTTTGAGTATACCGCACACTACTCTCTTGAGAATCCAGATGAAGTGCCATACAAAGTATACGTTAAGGCAGGTGGCGAGTGATGAAATTATCAGATATCAAAGGCGATCAGGTACTTGATGTACTTGCAGAAGTAATTGTGCCAGTAACCAATATTGCAATGGATGAAGCAGCAGCGGCAATTTTTAAAAAGGCAGAGCTTCCAGAGGGCGAAAGCAGAACTACTTTTGCATTGAAACGCATTCAGAAAAATATTCCTGCACTCATCAAGGGGCATAAGGACGATCTAATCAAAATTATGGCTATTATCTCACAGCAGACTGAGGACGAGTACAAGCAGGGGTTGAGCATGGCATCGTTTATTCACGATCTTACTGACCTAATGTCAGACGAGGAATTCGTAAAGCTTTTTACCTGAGCGCAGACGAGGAGACGCGGAGAGTGCTTTACCTCTGCATAGGAGATTACAGAGGTAGAACACTAGCAGGTTTTTTCGCGTATGTGCAAGGCAGACATGCACAGTACGTAGAAAACCTGCTTTATCGCGTTTATTTGACGGATGCGCTGCAAAAAATCTGCGAAAACACTGCTAACTTTGCAGGCGGGCACATCATGAAGCAGCGATATTATGATGTGGCATATGGAAAGCCTAAAAAGGAAGAAGATGCAGAAGAGATCATAACAAAAATTATTAAAGCGGCAGGACTGGAGGTGAGGCTGTGAATATACTTGAACTTGTTGCAGGGATATCTGTTGATTCGTCAGGCATGGAAGAGGGCTTAGAATCTCTTGCTACACGTGCTGTAGCGAAGGGAAAGCTAATTGCAGATGCTATAGGCACAGTAGCCACTAAAGGCTTTGATCTACTGAAAGGTGCTATATCATCATCAGTAGAAACTGGAAAGTCATTTGACACAGCTATCTCACAGGTTGCAGCGACAACAGGTCAGACAGTAGACCAAATTGGAGACTTGAAGGCTGCTGCTGAGGAAATGGGAGCAACCACAAAATTCACAGCCACCGAAGCAGCAGAAGGTATCAATATATTATCGCAGGCTGGCATGTCGGCGGCTGATATTTTAAACGAAGATGCCAACGGAGCTACCCTTTTAAGTACGACACTTGATCTTGCTTCGGCTGGCGCAATGTCGATGGAATCCTCTGCTACATACCTTACATCATCCTTGAAAGGCTTTAAAAAAGAGGGCAAATCCGCGGCATACTATGCAGATTTGATGGCTAAGGGTGCTACTCTTGCAAATACTAATGTAAGCGGTTTGGGCGAGGCATTATCTGGTGTCTCTGCCAATGCCTCAGCTTACGGGCAAGCTTCTGATTCTGTAACGCTATCTCTGCTTAAATTAGCAGAGGCTAATGTTACTGGCTCGAATGCAACGACTGCGCTTAACTCTGCAATGTCTGAGGTTTACACGCCTACAGATCAGGCTAAAAAGGCTTTGGATAGCTTGGGAGTATCTGCATATAACGCTGATGGAACTGCACGTGATTTTAACGATGTGGTAGATAATCTCACAGGGGCATTATCTGGGATGACGGATCAGCAAAAGAACGCTACCCTTAATACTATCTTTGGTGTGCAAGGGCTTGATGCATACAATAAGATGGCGGCTGTATCGGCTGATAAAACAAACGAGTTTAAAGCGGCTCTTGCAGATGCAGGAGGTTCGGCTGCATCGCAGGCACAGACTCAGCTTGATAATTTAGGCGGTTCATTTACCCTTTTAAGCTCTGCAACTGATGGTTTAAAGCTTGCGTTTTACAACCTCTTTTCCAAGACGTTAAAGGACGGTGTAGACCTTGCCACAGACTCAATCACTATCTTAACTGATGGGTTGAGTTCTGGCGGTTTACTGGGGCTTGTGGAGTCTCTGGGAGGTGTTGCTGATAATGCAGTAACCAAGCTGTTAGGAAAACTTAGCTCTCTCACCAAGCTTCCTCTGGTATCTTGGTTCAAGCAAATCAAAAAAACTGGTGCAGATGCTTTCTCTGGTCTTGGCGGTGCTGTAAAAACTCTTTTTTCTGCATTTGATCCAGTTATCAGTGCTGTAAAAGAATTTTTAGGACTCACAGATGATGCAGGAGGCACAATTGATAATGCACGAGCCAAGATGGATGCAGGAAAGTCAGCTCTCGAAGCGATCAAGCAAGCGATCAGCGTAGCAGGGCAGGTTGTAACGTGGTTTGTATCAGTTCCGCTAACTGGGCTTGCAAATATCCTTGGGCAGAGTTTGCTTGCTAAATTTAACATTTTAAAAGCTGTATTTACATCGGCTGTTGATTTTATATCAAGCTTGCCTGTCATGGACTGGCTTGAAAAGCTTCAAAGTGCTTTCTCTAGTGCGTTTGATTCCATTGCAAGTGCGATTTCACCATTAGTTGATGCAGTGCTTAATTTTTCCAATTATCTGGTGAGCCTGGTAACTGATTTTTCAGACGCAGGGACACAAAGCACAGCGTTTGGAACTGCATTATCAGTGCTTAATGTGATTGTTGATGGCATTGCAACTGCGATCCAGTTTGCAGGTGATATTATCTCTGGTGTTATCTCAGTACTAGCGCAAGCGATCAACCAGATTGTAACTGATGCACAGACAGATGGTACGCTTATCAACTCAATTATCACTGGCATTCAGTCAGCAGTGGAGACTGCATTTGCGATAATTGCGGATGTATGGCAAAACGTATTACTACCAGTTTTTACTGGCATCTATACATGGCTATCTGAAAATATCGGCCCGATATCAACGGAGGTTTTTAATGCTCTCGGTGAAGTTGTAACGGCTGTTTTTTCGGTGATTGAGGCAGTTTGGAACAACGTATTGCTGCCAGTATTTACCGCTTTGTTGTCCTCGCTTGAAGATAACATAAAACCGCTTTTTGAGACTACTTTTCAAGCAGCACAAGAAGCTGTCAGTGTAGCATTCCAGATGATTGCAGACACTTGGGAAAACCACTTGAAACCTTGCTGGGACGCAATCAAGACTTTCGCAGATGAAACGCTTTTGCCATGTTTTCAAGCGATTGGAGATTTCCTTAGAGAAAATCTTAAACCAGTATTTGACGAGGTTTTTAAGGCGGTATCAGAGAGTGTAACAACGGCTTTTGATACAATCGTAAGTTGGTGGGATAATGTTTTGAAGCCGCTTTTTGATGGAATGCTAGATTTTGTAACTAACATCTTTTCAGGCAAATGGAGTGATGCTTGGAACGGAATTGTAAGTACATTTTCGACTGTTTTTGCAGGCATTATAGAGTTTGCAAAAACACCAATCAATGCAGTTATCAAGTTGATTAACGGTGCAATAGCTGGCATAGAGTCGGCTTTAAATGCAGTTATCGGAGCGATGAACAAAATCTCAGTAACAATTCCAGATTGGGTTCCGGGCTTTGGCGGTAGCAACTTTGGAATAAATATACCAACTGTCGGATTTGGAAGAATCGGAGAGCTTGAAAAAGGCGGTATCTTGCGTAAAGGTCAGAAGGGATTGCTAGAGGGAAAAGGTGACGAAGCAGTTGTGCCTCTGGAGAAGTCTGAAGGATGGCTCAACAAGCTTGCTGAGAAGATCAACGACAATCCAAAGCCTACACAAGTAACCGTAGTGATAGACGGCTACGACAAGGATAAGAAAGAGCTTGCAGAAGCTGTAGCTGAGGAGGTATCAAAGCAGATGGCAGACGATTATGACAGAGATAGGAGGGTATTTGCATGATGCACTACTTGATATACAATGGCGAGTCCTCTGCCGACTACGATCTTTTAGTGGGAGCGCAAAACACTTTTAACGCTCCCAAAAGAAGCGTAACAAAGTATACGATACCTGGCAGAAACGGAGATTTAATCAAAGATAATGGATGCTTTGAAAATATCTCAGTAGCCTACACTATAGTGTGTAAGAATCGGTTTGAGAGCCTTGCGGACTCTATCAGCGCATGGCTCAAAAGCCCTACAAGCTATTGCAGGCTAGAGGATAGTCACCATCCAGAGTACTACAGGATGGGACTTGTGACGGATGCTATTACCTATACAACTGGGACACTCAATCACAGTGCAAAAGCCACAGTGACTTTTGATTGCAAGCCCCAGAAATGGCTTATAGAGGGCGAGCAAAAGCAGACGTTTACCGCAGCAAGTACAATTTACAATCCAACCAAATTTACATCGTTACCACTTGTAAGAGTATATGGCAGCGGTGCAGGTACGGTGACAATTGCGGGGCATCTTATCACACTCAAATCTATCAATGGCTATATAGATTTAGATTCAGAATTGCAGGATTGCTACAAAGATACGGCTAACCTTAATTCGCAGGTTGTACTTGCAACAGGTTTCCCACAGCTCAAATCTGGAACGAATGCAGTCACTTTTACTGGCGGTGTAACAGCCGTAGAAATTACTGGAAGGTGGTGGACAATTTGATTCCTATTTTATACGCAGCGACTGAGAAAAAGTTTAAATCGCAAGGCTTAGGAGCTTTGGTGGATGCGATCACTTGCAAAGTCACTGAGGAAAGAAACGGCTCATATGAGTTGACGATGACTTACCCTTTGAGTGGTCAGCATTTTGAAGATTTGGAGCTGTCAAGAATTATCAAAGCCGTACCGTCTTACAAAACCGACCCAGAACCGTTTCGCATCTACGCTATCAGCAAGCCATTAAGCGGAATTGTAAAAGTAAGTGCGGAGCATATCTCATATCAGCTATCACACATACCAGTAACACCCTTTGAAGCATCTAACGTAGTTGAGGCGATGGATAACCTCAAAAAGTACTCAGCAGAGGATAACCCTTTTTCTTTCTGGACTAGCAAAGAAACGCAAGCAAAAATGGCTTTTACAGTTCCGACCTCTTGCCGTGCTCTGCTTGGTGGTGTAGAAGGGAGCATTTTGGATACCTACAGGGGAGAGTATGAGTTTGCTGGGTACACTGTAAAGCTACATCAAAACCGAGGATCGAATAAAGGTGTAACGATTCGCTATGGCAAGAACCTCACTGATTTAAAGCAAGAGGAAAGTATTGCAAACACGATCACAGGTATCTGCCCTTTCTGGAAAAGTGAGGAAACCGAAGAGGTTGTAACACTTCCAGAAGTATCAGTGTACAGCAAGTACGCAAATAACTTCCCTTATAAACGGACTGCGGTACATGATTTTTCGGCAAGCTTTGAGGAAAAACCAACCTTAGAACAACTTAGAGCCAAGGCAGAAAGCTACATTACGCAGAGTGGTGTAGGTGTGCCTGATGTATCCCTTACAGTATCTTTTGTAGTGCTGTCGCAGTTTGAAGAGTACAAAGATATAGCTGCATTAGAGTCCGTCAACCTCTGCGATACAGTAAATGTTATATTTGATGATTTGAGCATAAACACAACTGCAAAAGTTGTGAAAACCGTGTATGACGTGCTACTTGATAAGTACGATAGTATCACGGTTGGAAGTACTCAAAACAGCCTCACCAAGAAGCTCACAGAGATTGACGAGAACACGCAAGAGGAAATCAACAAGGAAACCTCTGCCAGAAAAAGAGCGATTACAGAGCTTGTAAAGAAGGTAGAGCAGGGCAGCGGTTTGTATGTAACTGATAAAGGAACTGGTGGGGCGCATGATTGGTTTTTGCATGATAAGCCAGTCCTTGAAGAATCTCAGACCATCATTCGTATCAATGATGGTGGCATAATTTTTTCTATTGATGGTGGTGAGACTTACAACGGCTTAGATTGGAGCGGTACAGCAATCTTGCAAAAAATTTACACTGTGGGCATCAACGCAGCGTATATAGATACTGGACAGCTAAAGGTTGTAGATAACACTGGAAAGACTCTTTTTTGTGCCGATATGGACACTGGCGAGGTTGCTATAAACTCTGGCTTGCTTAAAGTTGGTGCAGGATATATTAACACTAACGGACGTTTTAAAATTGGCTCTATGTATTCGCAGGGTGGAGTATATAACAAAGATACAGGGATATACGAGCGGCAAGATGTGTGTTTTGATAAGGCAATATTTATCAATTACGGAATTGAGCTTTACGGTAACAACGACTCAGCTGAGGGCATTGCATACTGTGATTTTCACTCTGGGTCAGACGTGACGACAGGTGATAGTTTGTATGATTACACTGGACGTTTGCAAAACTATCTTGCGCCTGCTGGGACAAGTGAGTTTACGTTTTCTGGAAAAAAGAAAGTTGATGATACAGAGGCAGGTACTTGCACAGTAGCAGTAAACGGAACGATTGTGCATTCATCTGACAGGCGATTAAAAGATAACATTGAAGATATATCTTGTGATACTGCAACAGACTGGATAATGGCTCTAAACCCAGTGAAGTATAATTATAAAGCTGATAGTGAACTCAAAGTGCATCATGGACTTGTATATCAAGAGGTACAGGAAACCGCCAAAGAATTATCTATGGATAATCTGGCATTGCTTCAAGAGTTCCGAGGAGCTGATAAAGTGGTTTACGGTGCTATCGGATACGAAGAACTGATAGCCGATCTCATAAAAGTGGTACAAAATCATGAGAAAATTTTGAGAGGAGAACAAAATGATTAAAGCAATTTATGATTTGGATATGACACCAAGAAGAAGCCTTCCAATCATCATCAACGTTTCGCAGAATGATGATCTTGGAAGAACGCTCGTCTTTAACCTCTTTTCTTCAACTGGAACATGGACAGCACCAGACAGTGCAACAGCAACTCTTGAAGGTGGAAAGCCAGATGGAAAATTCTTTTCTTTTAACTGTACATACTCTAAGGGGACTGTAACAGCGATTATTCAACAGCAGATGACAGCGGTATCTGGAAAAGTTGTTTGTAAGGTCAAGATACAGTCTGGAAACAAGGTAATTGAGTCTGCGCCAATCTACATGATGGTAGATGCAGCAGGCATTCCAGATGGTGCAGACATGTCTAAGTCTGATGTTAACGATGCAGTGGCAGCGGCTACTAAAAAGATTGTTGAGCAGGTAGCAGGAAGTATACCAGAGGACTATAGCGCACTTAACAAATCAGTTGATGAGCTAAAGCAGGATTTAGGTAGCCAAAATACAATTTTTAATGGTGCATTATTTGATTACAAGTATAATCTTTTAGCCGGTAGAATATGGGTTCATGGTAGTTGGGCATCAAGTAAGCCTACAGACGTTAAAAACAGAATTAGAACAGGAATTATAAATATTGATGGGTTGCCAAATACGTTTTTTGTAAAAGTTGCTGATGGATATTTGTGGAATTATTATGCGTTCAATGGAGCTTATATTGGTGCTGGAAATGAATGGAAAAAAACTGGATATTTTAAGCTTTCACAACACGGAAACCCAACCCAAATTTCTGTTTTAATTAAAAGAGAAGATGATGCTGAAATTACTGATATAACTAATACAGCATCTAAAATAAAAATCGAATTTGAATTGTTTAATTCTTTTTACAAAGACCTACGAATGATAAAAAATGGTGCTTTATCTGACTACAATAATGCAGAAGGCTTTTATGGTTGTAATGCATCGAATATTTCTAATATTACAGACTTACCCAGTAATATATCTACTGGATTTATTTTAAGAAATGAGCAAATCAAGCTCTCTGATACATCTGTATTCGGAACTTTTCAGACCGTTCAGAGTAGGCATGGGGAAATTGCAACAAGATTCATTACTACGTCAAATGTTGCTGATGATTGGACTGTTCTGCGAACAAAATCTATTGAGATGGTATCAATAGGTGATTCTATACCACTTGGTACATATTCGTGGTTTGATGAATCTGCACAATGGGGGCATCTATCAGCAGTTGATACAAAAATATCTTATGTACAAAAAATGTGTAACATAAAAGGAATTGTCAACAGGAATTATTGTCATGGGGGACTCGGTTGGTTAAGGACTGCAAATGATGAAACGTCGCTAAAACCATTGCTGGACACGATAGATTTTACTTCGGTAAATTATGTATACATTCAACTTGGAACAAACGACTGGAATTATTCATTTACTTTAGGTTCTGTTGAGGATGCAAAAGATTCTGACACAGTTTGCGGAAATATTAGATATGCTATTGAATATATCTATGACAAAAACCCAATAATTAAATTATGTGTTGCACTACCTTTTAATCGCGCTCCGGGCGGTGCGAGCTATAAATACAACTGGGGATATGGCGCAATGAACAGTCAATCTAAGACTTTGAAAGATTACTGTGATGTTATAAAAAATATATGCGATGAATATGGAGTACAATATATAGATTGGACTACAAACAGTGCAATCGGACGACTTAACATTCAAAAAATGCTTCCAGATGGAACTCATCCGTCTGTTAAGGCACATGAAATATTGGCACATGAACTAGCTGGGCGAATTCCATTTAATTAACTAAATTAGGCTATAGTTAATTACTTGCACCGATAGAAATGTCGGTGTGATAGGAGGAAAAACTTGAAAATATACCGTTTTGAAGCGTTGGTGCGTGCTGATCCGCACACGAAAGAAAACCAAAAATCTCAAAAGAAGGAGACTAGAAATCATGGCATTGCTTGAAACCTTGATCCCTGCATGTATCTCGGCAGGAGTCACCTTGCTTGTGTGCCTCATCAATAATCGAGGGCAACAGGAGCGCACACGAGCGTTGATGGAGTACAAACTTGATGAGCTTGCAAAGAGAGTTGATAAGCACAACTCGGTAATTGAGCGGACTTACGAGCTTGAAAAGAATATGGCAGTTGTGATGGAGAAAATCGGTGTGGCAAACCACCGAA